CTACTGCCGTGGGATCGCCGAGCATCGCCAACTTCTGCTGCTTGGCAATCTCTTTTTCGGCGTCGGTAATCTGTTGCTGGAGTTGGTTCGCGGTAGCATCCGGGGTCAACTGCGTGGACGCCACTCGACCGGAGCCGGAGCCTGGCATCGGCAATGGACTGTATGACCCAGAATAGAGCCTCCCCATCGCATCGTGCCACTCGGGGGAATCAGGAGCAAACCTTGCGTTGATCTCGTCAATGGTTCTTTGGCGATCCGCGTCCTTCTGTGCCTGCACCGCGTTCTTTGCCGCCTGCGTATCCCGCCTGTCCTCATGCGTTGCGGTCGCTTGGTCCGCCTGCTGCTTGAGCTGCTGTTGATGGTAATCCTGCTCGCCCTGGGCCTGGTTTATGAGCCGTTGTTCAGTCTGCTGGTATTGGCTCGCCTGTTGCGCCTCTTGCGCCTGTTTATCCTGCTCGGCCTGCTGCTTGTCCTGTTCGTCCTGCTGGCGCTGGACGAGGGACTGGTTGTACTGCTGGACCTGCATGGCCAAGGCGTTGCTGGCGGGCTGCTGGCTGGCGACCCCGGCCGCAGAGGCCAGGTTGGCGATGTTACCCCACGCGCTGTACGGGACGACGATTGGCATGGTCTACCTCCCGCCCGACGCCTGATAGACGTAGGGCAATAGCGTTGATCCAGACGGGGTGCCCTTCGCTGAGTAGTCGAGGCCCATCCCGGCGGTCTTGTTCATGGTGTCGATCTGGTTCTGGAGGACGGCGAGTTTGGCCTGCCGCTCTTTCTCGGTGAGATTGTTCTCGGCCAGAGCATATGCTTGTTGGCTCTGGGTGAGCGCCGATGGAAGCCCCGTGCCGCTCATCAGGCCGCGGTTCACGAAGTCCATGCTGATCTTCGACTCGTTCTCCTGCTCCTGCTGCTTGAGGAGTTCCTTCGCTGTATCCTGGCTCCCGCTGGCCAAATTCATCGCATCCTTGTACATGGTGGCGTTCTGCTGGTTCATGCCCGCGATGTTCTTCTGGATGAAGTCGAGGTACGCCTGGGATGCCTTCTGGTAGTCGCCGGCCGCCATCTTGCCCTGGTTGGGGTTCGTCGGTGAAACGCTGGCAATCTGGCCGGGCACAAGGCCCATGCCGTTGGTGGCCGATGTCCCTGTCCGCGCGCCCGATCCAGTGCCGCCGCCGCTGGACCCACCGCCGCCGCCGAGGCCGCCCCCCATACCCGATCCGCCACCGCCGCCTCCGGAAGTTCCGCCGCCGAGGCTGCCGGCGCCCATGCCGCCACCACCGCCGCTGCTCTGGCCCTGTGATCCGTAGCCGATAGGCAGGCCCGTAGTGAGGTCGATGCCGCCAGTGCCGGCTTGCATGAATCCACCCCCAGCGCCGGGTGAGGCTACGGAGTTGTCGCCGCCGGCCGACGTGCCCGAGTCCGCGTTTTTCAAGGGTTCGAGGCTGGAGTCGTTGACTGGGCCTTCAGTGTCGGCTGGAGCGGGACTGGTCTGGGATTGCTTCCACTGGTAGAAGGCTTTGCCCCTCGATCCGTCGATGTCGTTGAGGCCGGAGTTGTCCTGTCCTGCCGCGAGCCACGCAGCGTAGTCCGGGTCATTCTGGTAGCCGCCACTGTTTGAACCGCCGCCTTGGTACTTCGCCGCTGCCATATCGTCCGCCTTTCATGCTGCTGGTATGAACAGCAGGTTTGCCATCTTCGCCACAATGTCGCCCGCCGCGCCCGTGCTCTGGCCGGTGATCTTGATGATGTTCGTGGCGGCCAGGGTCAGGCCAGTCAACTCCCCGACCGCCGTCGCAAGGGCGAACGCGAATGGCGCGGCCGAGAAGAGCATCGTATATCTCACCACGGTTGATGATACCCGAATGAGGTTGATGCGGCACATCCACGCAGATGTGGCCGAGAGCCCCTGTGGCTGGGTGTCAAACATCAACTGGCCGCCAAAATAGGCTCGGATGCGCACGGTGGTGATCCTGGTGAACAACCCGCCGTACTCGCCTTGGAGCTTGTCGCCGTTGTTGGCCAGTTGGCCAGGGGCAACCGTGTCGCTGACCAGATCGTCCTCCAGCAGGTCCGTGTTGGCCACGTCCGCGAAGTGGTCAAACAGGGGCGCCACCGGGGCGTGGGCTAATTTCAGCCCGCTGGAGACAACCAGTCCACTGTTGGCTGCCAGGTTCAAGGCCAGCCCGGACGAGGAGAGAGCGAGCGACGTATCGGCCAGCAGAATCTTGAGTCCGCTGGTCCCCTGCAATCCCGGCGTGGTTGGGTCGATGATGACCGCGTACTGGCCGCCGGGCGTCAGGTAGATCGTGAGACCGTCCGCCTGCCCCTTTGTGGCGTAGGCCGCCAGCGCCCTGAGCTTTCTGTGGGGCGTGCGTGGTCGTCTGTCGATTCCCATGTCAGGTCCTGATTTGTGCGCCCGGTTCAATCGGGAGAAGGAGCCGCTCGAAGGAAAACCGCCGGTCCATCGTGTCGTTCCAGCACTTCATGGCAAACGCCAGGCCCCTCATCCGGTTCAGGAGTAGCGGTCGCCTGCCGTACACGCCGACGTAGCCCGCTCCGGCTGTGGCCGCCGTGAACCCGGCCGGGGAGCTTCCCATAGCCTGCGCCGCGTCGTTCCCCGTCTGCAACGTCCAGTTCATGTTGTTGACCTGAGTGCCCTGCTGGTCCGAGAGATAGGCTTGCAGCCCAAATATCTTCGTCTCGTGGAAGTCGTCGCCGGGGATGAAGGGTCCGAGCCAGACGTAGGAAGTGATCCCCACTGGGTTCGGCGTCGGCAGGGCGGTATCCACGTCATGGGACAACGTGTTGTCCAGTTGGTAGATGAACCCCGTGCGCCCACCCATCATCATCACCCGATCCACCGCCGCATCGCCATCGTAGACCGTGGCGCAGATCGGGCCGTAGTCGTCGGGGTACTGCATGTACCAGAAGGATTGCGTGCGGCCGTCGAAGTACAAGTGCTTGGCCGCTCCGCTCGTGACCGGCGTCAGGAAGATGTGGCAACCCCACCGATCCCGGTCCCAACAACAGGTAACGTAGGTCTGGGAGCGGTCGATACTTTTGAAGATTTCGTTGATCGTGTTGTTGCTGATGCACTCCGGAGCGCCGCCGCCGGGCTGTATCTTGTAGAAGCCGCCCGTGCCCGCGAAGTACAGCACGCCTTCGGGACTCTTGGTCCAGCAGTTGGGGCCGAGTCCGCCTATCGCATTGGAGACGAGGTCCAGGTGTCCGCCGGAGCCAGGGTCGCCGTTGAGCATGACGAGCGTGTGATCGCAGAGGAAGACCAGGATGTCGTCGGTGAACGGGACCATGGCGATGATCGCGTCGGGGACGTTGCCCACCGTCCCGTAGGTCGAATACTGGAAGGCCGAGTCTGACAGGCCGGTGTTGTAGTTCCAGTCGTTGGGGTAGAGTCCCCTCGATCCGAAGAACTGATCCGGAGCATCGCGCTTGCCCGCGAGCATGAGCCTGCCGTTCCAGATGCAGGCGAGGGTACAGTTGGTGGGGGGAGTGCCAGCACCGATGAGGGTGTAGGTTTCGATCAGATTGGCCGTCATATTGATCTGGACTATGTTGGTCCCATCAACCGCGTATCCCTTGGTGCCGAAGTAAGCGATCTGGACTGGCACTCCGGGAACAAGACCGTTCGTCGTTCCGCTTATAGGGTTGAGAGTGGATTGATTCCCCTCGTAGATGATGCCACCCGAGACGGCGATGACATTGGTCTGCCGATATTGGGCCACGGGATTCCCGTTTGAAATAATGAAGTTGTCAGCATCGGTGGTAATACTGAACCCGCCCCAATAGAACCCTACTTTTGTGTTGGTCGCGTTGGCGGAGCTAACGAAGGAGAGAAGAAGGTTGCCATCAACATAGAAGGTGAAGAAGTTTCCGTTCACGCGCAATTCGAGGATGTGATCCAACGTCTCAAGGAACTGAGGAGAACCGGCGGGAATGGTCGTTACCTGGCCCATCGTTTTGTTCACGTAATTGACGGCTTGGCCATCCACTGTAGCCGTGCAAGGCAGGAAGTCGGCATATATGCCGGTGCCATTGGCGGTTCCAATCCGAACGCCAATTCCCATTTTGGCTTGGTTTCCGACAGTAGTCGCCTTCATTGTTATCTTCACGCTGTAGGCGGCGCCGATAGAAGGATTGGCGGTGTACTTGGCCCCAATAAGGCCCGCCTGGATCGGTCTTGCAAGATTGGAATGAATGTACGCTGAGCTGTTGGAGACGCCGCCGTTGAACGTGTCGTAGGCATAGCTTGACTGATATGTATAGTAGGCCGTCCAAGCGGAGTTGTGTGAGTTGAGAGCGACGCCGTCCGTGTCGGTGAAAGTTTCCGTGAGCAAAACATTGGTCGGCACAATCGTCCCTGCGTCCAGAGGAAGGGTGTACGTACCGAGATAATTGACTGGCGTGGTCCCTCCCCCTATCGCCGTGGCATAGCTCCTCTTGCTCCCCGGCCGGCTCCCGCCCCGCAGTCGTCCGCTGACCGGCTCGTAGGGAAGCACGTTCAGGCAGTCGGGGGTGGAGTCCTGGGGCTGGTCGTGCTTGGAGTGCGCAATGTCCAACCCCTTGATCGGGAAGCCCCAGATGATGCTCTGTGATGCTGGCATGGTGAAAAGGGGGCCGGCTCAACCGCAGGGAAGGCCGGCCCCGCCAAGGAAGTAGAACCGATCACGCCGCGGGCTGCAGGTCGGAAATGTGGCTGTAGATCGCCTGCACTCGAACCTTCTGGGCCGCGCCGTTGAACGTACCCGCCGCCGATCCGTCTGTCGCCAGGCAGGCGAGGTTGAGCTTGATGTAGGGCGAGAAATAGCCCGGCGTGGTCGGCGTTGCGTCCGGCTGGTTGGCCTGCGCGAACGTCAGCGTGCCCGTTGTCGGCCGAGTCAGGACCGTATAGTCGCCGTTGAAGGTGATGTCGCTGCATCCGGTGATGCGGAACTTGTCGCCCACAACCAGGCCGTGCGCGGCCGAGGTCATAGTGGTCGTGCCGCTGGCTCGCACGAGTCCGGTTCCAATAACCACGGGGACTGCGGCGGCCACGACCGGGGTAATGCCCGTCGTCGGCGTGTTCTTGGTCATCACCGTTCCAGAGATCACACAGTCGCCGAGGTGAGTCGTCCCGGCCGTCGAGAGTCCCACGCCAACCTTCACCGCCGTAGCGAGAGTGATGGCCGTGTCGAAGTTCAGGCAGCAGGCCATGATAATACTGTTGGGTGGAATCTGCTTTGTGAGTTGGTAGGAGGTCCCGCCAATGTCAGTCTGAATCTGCTCCTCGATGGCCACGAACTCCATCCGGCGTCGGTCGGACGAGTAACCGGTCCCGTCACGCATGCCAAGAAGCAGGCGAAGCAGTTGCCGCGCGTCGCCGTAGATGCGCCCCGCAATGTCGGTGTACACGCCCGCGTTGGGCAGGTCCACCTTAAAATCCTCGATGATTTTCCTGACTCTGTTGGTAAACATATTTGTCTCCTCGACAGCACAGAAAAAGTTGAGGCCGGTGTAGGCTGTGCGCCCCTACGCGGCCCTAAGTGGTCTGTATACGTCCTGCCGGAAAGAAGGGACTAGGTCTCCAGCCGCGGTTAATCGTGTTCCTCAACTGCGCCACGATCGGTCCTTGCGATGCTCCGTCGTTCGCCGCCGCGTCGATCACCATCCGTCCGAACAAGTCCCAGTCCGATCCGCTCCGATCCTCCTCGTTGGACACCGCGAGCGCCCGGCAGAGCGTCATCAGCAGGCCGTGGTACGGCGTGGGGATGTCCGGCACGTCTGTCGAGGCGGAGAGGCTCGGGATGATCCGGAGGTAGCTGCCCACAAACTGCCCGACGCCTGCCGCTTGCGGGATGGGGTAGACCTCCAACACCGCTCGCGGCGCGGAGGTGACGCTGGTCTGCTGCTGCCAGTTAAGCGCGAACCAGGTCTCGTAGGCCGTGTTGCCGTAGATGTACTGGCGCCGGAGCCACAAGTCGTCCATCGTGGTGGGGAACACGTCGCGGTAACTGTTGGTGGCCGACTTGAGGCTCAACAGGGAGTCAAAGTCACTGGGAAGAAGGAGCGCGCCGGGGATCGTGAAGCCGGGGGTGGTGGCCACGGCGTCCGGGCCAAGCTGGCGGAGGATGAAGGTGTCGGGAGTGAGTACGTCGGCGACGATGAACTGGCCGTTGAAGGCGCTGTCCAGCGCGCCGATGATCTCGACAGCCGCCCCCTGACCGTAGCCGTGGGCCGTCTGGGTGACGGTGATGACGTTGGTGGTCCGGGAGAGGCTGGTGATCGCGGTCTGAACCACGTCTATGGAGAGGTTCTTGGTGCGGAAGCGCCAGGGGTGCATCTGGACCAGCATGTCCAGCGCCCGGTTCACCGTCTGCTTCGCGTTGGCAACCTGAACCGCGTCGGTGACAGACACCGTGGTCCCGCTGCCGGCCTGCGCGTGCAGGGCGTGGAAGACCGAGGCTTGCAGGTCCGCGAAGGTGAAGGTGAGTCCGGCCATGTGCTACTTTCCGTGGTGCATCTTCTTGAGCGCCTGCGCCAGCCGCGCCCGCCGGCCGAGAGTCCCGGAGCTTTCGGCAGCCTTGGCCAGCCGGCCGGCCGCGATCTTCTCCCCCTGGGGGACGCCCATTTCCCGGTGGAGCGCTCCGGGGTGCTTTATGGCTCCTTTGATCCAGTCTGCCATGGTGTCACGCTTTCTTCTTGGACCGAAGGTTCTTCATGGCCAGCGCGAACCGGGCCTTGCGCCCGCGGGTCGCCACATCATCGGCGTCCGCATCGCTGGAGGGGTTGCCGTAACCGTCGTCCGCTTCTCCAAGGGTGCTGGTGGCCGTCTGGCTGGTGTCGGGGATCGGGTCGGTCGCGCCGAAGAACTCGCCCTTTCCCGGCTGCATCCGCAAGTTGGGCGGACCCTGCTTGGGTGGCAGTTTCTTTTTCAAGGCGTTCGTGGTGCCGTGCATGGGTCTCCTGTTGTGAACAAGCCGCCGCGCCGGTTGTTCGCCGACGCGACGGGGAAAGGAATCCTCATGGACGATCACTTACGGACGATTTCGACACTGAGCAGGGCCAGGACGGCTGTATCGCCGCCGCTGGCGCTGCTGTTGTCGCAAGAGCAGCCGATGAATTGAGCCACAGTCGCGTCGAATGTCGTTTCGACGACGCCGCCAGCCGTCAAGGTGGTCGCGGTCGCGGATGTGGTTGACATTATGCTTCCGCCGCCCACGAACTTGGTGGCCGATCTCACTTGGAGGGCGAAGTCGATGACAACGAAGCCGCCAGTCTGAACGATTACTGCGCCGCTGGTCAACAACGCGGTGCCACCCAACAAGGTCGCCGCCGTGTGAATCCATAGCTTGGTCAGCATGGTTTCCGAGGCGTTGGTTGCGATTCTGCGGACCACCGCCTTGATCTTGACGATATCCCCGGCTTTCAGTGTATTGGCTGGAATCGTGGCGACCGCGTCGTAAATCGCTTCGGGGTCTCCGGTAAGCGTCGTGGAGTCCGCCACGATGGCCACGTTCGCCGTGCTCCCCGCGTTCTGCTGCCGCCACATTTCCGCACCGTCGAAGAAGATGTCGGTCAGCGTACCGACAACGCCAGTCTGCGCGGCCAGTGCCATGCCGCAGGCCGGGGTGGTCGCGGTCGAACCTTGCTTGATGAGGTTCGGACTGCCGTTCTGGGCGATCAGGGCGTCGCCGGAGGCGACGTTGGTTGTGCCGTCCACCAGCGCCTGCACGCGCCCGGTCAGCACGCAGTTCCCGGTTGCGCCAATCGCAATCGCGGAGTCGGCGATGACCATGATGCCGCGCAGGTTCGCGGTGGCGACGGCCACCAGGTTGTACAGGTCTGTGTCGGCAAACGGGGCCGCCACGGCCTGGGTGTTGGTAACGTCAAGGGCGTAGCAGCCCCCGACGACTAGGACAGCGCCGGTCTGGTTGACGACCTGCACGCGCTCGGTGGGGATGAGTCCCACGCCTCTTTGCTTAATCATAAATGCCTTCTTTCGTTCGTTCGTTCACTTCGTTCGTTCAATCCCCCGACGCCCCCGGAGCCGCGATCAGACCGGGACCACGATGCCCTGGCGGTAGCGCGACCGGCAGAACCAGTTGTACCAGATGTCGCAGTACACAACCCACGAGAACGGCTGCGTGTGCCCGCCGTTGATCGGGTCGGTCTGGTAGAAGTACCGCTTGGCGTGGAAGACGGGCACCAGGAACTCCAGGTTGACCCAGAAGAACCGGGGCTGGCCCGTGGTGTACCCGGCCGAGTCGAGCGGCTGCGCCCACTTGATCGGAATGTTCCCGAACGTCGGGTCCTCGACCGCGTAGCCGAGATCGTTGGTCGGGTAGTTCCGGTCGTTGGTCTGGCGCAGGAGGCGCGTGGCCATCTTCCGGCCGTCCAAGGGAGCGTAAATCTTCATCTTGGAGAACTTGGTCTCCTTGAAGTATTGCTCCTTGGTGTCGGGAGCCTCGAACTTAAGGCGGAGCCACGATTCCTCGAAGGCGCTGACCAGCGTGCCATCGGGGTCGGCGGCTTGGTAGTTGACGATCTGGTTGCGCCACTTGGCGTTCGTCGCGGTGCTGACCTGCATGAGGTTGTGGCTGCTGGCCTCCCACGCCGTCAGGCCGGTCTCCGTGATGAAGGCCGGGATGGAGTAGGGCCGCTGCGACACCTGCTCGCCGGTGGCTTCCATGGAGGCGTAGTCCGGTGTTGCCCAGACTGCATCTTCCAGGCCATTGAACATGCTGACGTAGCTGGCCTGTTTCTTTGTGTCCCGGAGCTTCTTGAACATCACGAAGCGGTCGCCCTCGTTGAGTTCAAGTTCCTGATCGGTCCAGGACCAGAGGTCCTTGGCGAACCGCCAGGGGCAAATCTGCTTGGTCACGGTGTCTTCGATGATGGGGCTGAATTGATCGTTGGGCTTGTAGAACCCGAACTGGGTTCCGGCCGTGAGTTGGATACGGTCGGTGATGGTGGCTCCGGACTGGATCACTTCATCGAATCCGCGTCCCTTGAGTGCGTCACGAAGGGTGTAGGTGTTCTTCACCGCATCGTTAATCATTTCTGTTGAAGGGGTCAACTGGCGTTCGTTGGTTACGGCAACGAAATCCGCAAAACTGGCAAGTGCTTTACCCGCCATACGGGGCCTCGTCTTTCTGATTCACCGGGCGCTGCGGCCCAGGGTCAGCCGGCGATGGCCATTCTTGCGTCGTCGCGTGTCTTCCCGGAGTCCAGGGCCTCGAAGGCGCGACGATCGCGCTCCTCGCTGCTCTCGACCCGGTTCGGGGAGGATTGACGGTTGGAGCGCTCCGGAGTCGCCCGGAGCGTCTGTTTCCGCGTGGCGGCAAGTTTGGCCTGTTCCTGCTGACGGATTAAGGGTTCGTACAACATCCGGCCGGCGCGTTCGAGGCATTCCTGCCACGTCCACGGCCTGCCGGCTGTAACGGCCGCCTGAGCCAACACCTGGGCCTCTTCCCGGATGACCTGCCAAGCCTCGTTGGACGCCTGCACCACTTCGGGTGCTGCGCCCTTGGGCGGGGTGAGATCAGCGAGATCGGCTGAAAGTGAGGTTCTGGCGGCTGCCTCGTCCATCGCAACTTGCCGCTGCATCATGTAGTCCATGCGCGGGTCGTCCTTCGGAGCCGAGGCTTCGGCTACGCGCTTGTCCAGCTCTTCCAGAACTTCCGCCAAGGGTGCCGCGGCTTCATCGCCGAACATCTCCTTGATCTTCTGGACCTTGCTGGCCAAATCGCCTTGGCCGGGTTTCGCAGGCTCGGACTTGCCGCCGCCCTGCGACTGTGCCTTATCCGTCTGTGCGCTTGCCGCGCCAGCGGTAAACTGACCGCGCTCGTTGCGAGCGCGTTGGTTCGCTTGTTCCTGCTGATACGCCCTTGAGCGTTCAGCGATCGTCTCCTTTGCTCGTGCGAGAATCCGGTCTCGCGCCTTCTGGGGCATCACGTTCCAATCGGCCGCGTCGAGCAGTAGCCCGGCCTGGGAAAGCTGTTGGATGGACTTGTCATCGAGGCCATCATGGGTGACAACCTCTTCGACATTAGCATCTGAAGCAGGCCCAGGCACGGACTCTGCCGCGAGTTGAGATTCCTTATCCGGGGTGGCGGCTGCCAACTCCTTCCGGGCTACATCGCGTCCCTTGCCCTCGTCGAGCATCGCAAAGGCCCTGACATCACGCTCGTCAGCGGACAAAGCAGGTGGCAAGGCCCCCTTGTCGCCGTCGGTCGTGGCTTGGGTCTGCTCTGCCGAGTTGGGCGAGGATTCGCTCTGCGGACTCGGGGCCGGAGTCACATCTTCGCTTCCGGAGTTTGGGTTCGTCTCAACCATATCGGGCGCTCAAAAAGTGTCAATCTCGGAGAACCTTCCCGTAATTCGGGTCGGGTTCATGGACCTGCTTTCCGATGTCCTTCTCGCCACTCATGCCGTGCACATGCCGCAATCTCTCCTCGTGCTTGGCGCTCTCCACCAGAATCTTCTTCATCCGGCCGACATGAGCGCCGCCGCCGGCGAGGTTGCCGCCGAAGGGCATGGCGTTGGAAACGTAGGGGAATCGGTCGGAGTAGTGCGGAATGCGGCTCCCATCGGCCCGGCGCTCGCGGTAGGGGTCGATTGCTTCCAGGGCGGTCGTGGGCATCGTCCACCGGCGGGAAAGGGTCGTTTCGTGGCAACGTGGGCATTTCTCGGTGATCGTGGGGTCAGAATTCATGGAGCGCACGAGTTCGACTCGGCTGCCGCAGTTCTGACACTCATAATCGTAGCGAGTGGGCATTTGTTGATGTTACACTACTTGTCCACAGGAAAGCAAGGAGATTATCCCTCCCACATGAGGAGCAGGAGGTTCGGGTGGCCGGTAGAGGGTCCGACGGTCCCAGGCCCCTCCCACGCTCCAATGTCGTACCCCGCTGGTCCGGGACGGGCGGTGCCGATAATGTCATAGGTGAGTCCGGTATTCGCACCGGTGCCGATGGCGGGCGATCCGTTGGGCAGGGAGGGGTCGCCATTGGCTACGCTGCTCATCAGTCCCGCAGGCGGCGCGGCCTTGTAGAGCAGGGAGTGGCTGAAAGTGTAGACCCCAGGCGACCACGCGGCGTCCGTCGCGTTGAAGACGAATCCGTTCAAGCTGGCGATGATGGTATCGTTGACCGCGATTGTTGCCGTGGACGTTTCGGGCGAGACAATCCCCCAACCAGGATAGCCAGACAGGGCGAGCAGAGTGCAGCCATTGAAAGCTACGGATATCTGGGCGATGCTCGTTCCGTCATAGAAAGAAACAATCGGAGATGGAGAAGGTCCGGCCAGAAGCGAATTGTTGAAGACTAGATTGTAGACCGCATTGTACCCCACGCCCAAGTAGAAGACGGGCCACCCATTCCGTATGCTGAGTGGGTTAAAGATCACGCGGTCAAAGGTAATTCCTAATGCGCCAGGGCCCGATGTCTCTATGTCCGCCGTCCCGAAGAAGCGCATCCCAGTCACAATGGTTGCCGTGTTCACGAGCAAACCACTGTTGTAGACGTTCTCGCCCCATGCCCCGCGGCCCGTCGCCACGTCCATATCGCTGTGGTACTTCCCGTCGTGGGCGTCTATGGCCGTGATGTGCAGGGCCGACGTGTGGGCAGGCACAAGGCTCAGGTCGAAGTCGAGCAGGTCATCGGGTCCGTAGCAGTTCAGCACCACGTCGCTCGTTTCGGCAGCGGCCATGGCGATCAGCGCCGCCGCAAGCGTGGTGTAATCCTTGCCCGTTCCCACCGTGGCAGTTGTCACCGTCCGCGTGGAATTATTGGTGATGGCGAAGTTCGAGAACGAGGTCATCGGATTGTGGGAGTACGCCTCGCTGTCGGTGACGTTCCCCGTCCCGCTGTCGTAGGCAACCTTCACAACCTGGCCGGACCAGATGATCGTGGCGAGTGTGAAGGTATATACCGATCCGGCCTGCGATATGCCGACCACGGATATTGGTATCCCATCGGCGGTGATCGAGAACCCGGTTGGATCGTGAGTCGGGAGGATCGGTGGCGAATCGGCGTCCGTCAGGGTGAGGTCGAGGGAAGTCCCGCTGGTGGCAACCGTCCCGCTGACGGGCGTCGGCCCAGTGATGTCGCGCTGAAGGTAGGTGATGACGATGATGCCCTGAGCGCCGATGCCTTGGGACCCAACATTGTTTGACCCACCACCCCCACCACCGTACAGACCTCCGTTGCCGGCGCTATAAGTACCGTTAGCACCGCCGCCCGCACCTCCCGCTCCAGCCACGGCACCACCGGGGTTCGATGTCCATTCCGAACCTGTAGCGCCGTTGCCGCCTCCTCCTCCATTGCCGGAACCACCACCACCTGAGCCTGTTAGAGCCGTTCCCGCCTGTCCAGCCACACCAGCACCTGGTCCGCCCGAACCTCCTCCGCTACCGTTCCATCCATTTCCTCCTGCGCCGCCATTTGTTGACGTTCCTGGATTGCCGACCGAACCACCACCACCGGCACCACCACCACCGGACGTGAGCGGATTGTACCCATCTCCACCAGCCTTCCCGTCACCATGTGGCCCACCCGCGCCACCCCCACCCCCCACACGCGGAGCATTCCCACCTTTGCCCCCCGATCGTTTTGTTCCTCCAACCCCACCAGACGACGCCCCGCCAGCAGCGCCGGTATCAGAAGTCGCGGTAACTCCGCCCTTTGCGCCGACTGAACAATTTCCAGCGGAACACGCTGTACCGTTGAAAAACGTGTCTTGAGCTACCCCGCCAACTTGGTGAGCAATGGTCCCCGAAAGCGTCAGATTAGATACAGACGAATAAGCACCACCCCCGCCTCCCCCACGACTCCCACCACTTCCACCTCCGCCAATGCACTCCACGGTGTTGTTGGCGTTATTCCAATCCGCCGGCACAATCCAACTGGTCCCAGAGGTCAAAAATATGACTTTAGTGACGAGCGACATGTCATCCCCTAAAGATGCGCTTGAAGAACCCCGTCACCGCCGACCAGGCCGATCCTCCCGTGCTCATGCTCTGGTCCGCCTGCAGGTGAGGTGCTGGACCAGGGATGGCGCTCCTGATGCCGCCCCCGCCGATCTTCACGCCGCCGCCGCCGGGAAGTGTTGCCGTCAACTGTTCGACTGGCACGTCGTCCGGCTCGCCCTTGGTGTAGTCCCCGATCCCCAACTTCACCAGCGCCGTGCCCACATTGACCAGCAGCGCTTGGTCTATCGACTCCAGATTCACCGCCTGATCGTCGGCGCACATCCGCGTCATCTTGGACCGGGCCGACATCCGCTTCCCACCGCCTTGCATGACCGTCTCAAAGACCGCGTAGGGTTGGCTGACCACGATATCGTCCCCCTGATCCGCCATCGTCACTTCCAGGTCCGGGTCGTCCCAGTCCACAAACAGGTACTTGAGTGACTCCTGATCGCCCCACACATGGTCCGGCCCGGCCACCATAAGAACGTCCCCGGCCCGGTAGACCGAGCCGTCTCCGACACTCTCGGGAAGAATCATCGCTTGCAGCATGGCGCTCCTACACGTCAACCAGATGTCCGAACCCCGTGAAACCGACGTTCGTGGAGGCGCTCGACTTGATCGAAAGCCGCTTTCCAGGGCTTACCCCGAACGGCACCGGCAGGAAGTGGCTGATTCCCGCGTTGGCCGCGAAGGATCCGGTCAGGAGCAATTTCCCCGTGCCGCCTGTTCCCGCCGCGCCGATGGCGGTCACGGTTTGATCGTCCGCGGCGTCCACGTCATCGAACACGATCACCTGTGCCGCGCCGTCGCAGACCAGGGTGAACGAGTGGATCATCAGCCGCTTACTGGGGGGGATCGAGGTAAGGTAGCCTGCCGCCCCGGCCGTGCCCGCAGCCTGCCCGGGCTGGTTGTAGGTGAACACCGTGGGGCTGGTAATGCCGGTGACGGTGAACGTGCCGTTGTACCCGGCCGAGGCCCCCGTGATCGTCACCACGCTGCCGATGGCCAGGCCGTGCGCCGTTGCGCTCGTGGCCGTGACAACCATCATGTTCAGAAGGTCTGGATTCAATGTGTACTGCGCGCCCGGCAACGTGGCCATGGGGTCGCCCGTCGCCACTGCCGCGCGCACGAGGCTGCTCAGAGTGATCGTCGCCAACTCCGCCTTGGTCTTGCCGCGGAAGGTCCTGATCTTGTACCCCGCACCCTGCGGGCCGCTGGACGCATCGCCCACGAACTGACAGATCACGCCGTCTCGCTTGTCGAATTCACCCATGGTGTCAACTCCCGGCCGGCTGCATTTGCGGCCGTGGCCTGTTTTGTGTCATCTGCCTTATCTTGGACGCCGGTCTTGCGACGCCTCTATTTCCAATGCCCATCATCCCCGCCAGCGGACCCGTGGACCCGGCCGTGCCGCCGCCCTTCTGCGGAGCCAGGCCACCCATTCCGGAGAACGGGGCCATGGCGGGATTGAAGAGGGGCTGCGCCGCCGGCATCGTCACCGGAGAGGACTCAAACCCTCCCGCGCCCCGCTGCATCCAGCCGTTGTTCTGCTGGTTGGTCTGCCCGGCCAGGAACTGCTGCAACTGCGGGTTCAGATTCCCCGGCAACTGGCCCGGCTGGCCCATGCCCCCGAACATCGCCTGCTGCTGCGCCGTCTGTCCCATCTGTAGAAGCACCTGCTGGTTGATGAGCAGGTCCGCCAGATTCTCTATGTCCATCGCCTCGCCGATCTGGTTCAGCAGCCACCGCACGTTGAGCATCGGCATCTGCGTCAACAACTGCATCGCCTGCGGGGCCAGCGTGAACAACTGCATCGCCTTGGCCAGGTCGCCCGCCTGATCCGGCCGCGACAGGGCATCGCTGGAAATGTCCAGGTTGAAGCTCATCCAATCCGCGTCCTGACCCGGCTGCGGGCCGCCCAGGAACAAGCCTTCGGTCGTCTGCCCGGTGACATCATCCGTGTGGCTCACTTCCAGCACCACGGTCGGGTTGTAGAACAGATACCATCCCACCTTCTCCAACACCCCGTTCGTGCCCAGGACCACGCACTGCCGAATCCAGTCCGTGCGGGCGTCTACGTTCTTCTCCACGATCCCCGCCTCTGTGGCCGTCTTTCCCGCCGCCACGCCCCGCTGCGCGTCGCTCACGCCCATCACGCGGTCGAAGCGTTCCCGCAGGGCCGCCACATAGGTCAACTGTTCGCTGTGCGCCCCGCCCATCTCCACCTGGTTGATCCCCGCTCCGCTGGCTCCCCGGATGGCCACCACGCTCCCGTTCTTCGCCGTCGCCACCGCGTTCTGTGCGTCCACCGCCGCCGCGTCCACAATGACGAACCGCTTGTAGTTGGCCGAAGCCTCCGACACGGAGTTGATCTGGCTCTGCATTTCCTCGAACTGCTCCATCGCAAACTGCAACGGGCCAATCGGGTAGGGATCGCCCGGAACCGAGTAGCAGCCGAAGACCTGATAGGGGCCGCTCTTGGGGCCTTCGTATTGCTCCCGCCGCAGCACCACGTCCGATGTGGTCTGGCTGTCGCTCTTGGCCAGCGTCAGCAACTCCCCCGTCTCTGGAACCCACAGGTCCACCAGCATCACCCGCTTGCGGGGACCGGAAGGACCGAACTTCACCGCCCGCTCCCGGCTGCTCATGGCGTCCTGACTCGTCCCGTCTGACTCGGCCCAACTCTCCAGCTTCTCCATCGCGTCCGGCTCGTCCGGATTCCATCGCTCCTGATTCTCCAGGATGCTGTCCAGATCACGCCAGTAGGAATCGCCCAGGAACCGAGCGTACTGCGGCGCCTCGCACCGCGGGTCCAGGATCAAATGGTCCGGGGGAACCCGGCACGCGAACGGCGTCAGTCTTCCCCCATCACTGTACGCCTGCCCCACCTCGTTGTATGAGTCGCGCGGCTCCATCCCCACCTTCATGCACCCAAACCCCATGAGCAGGTCCCGCACAACGTCCCGATGATCCAGAACCCACGACCTGTTACCCCCCAGCCACGAGCGCATCCCCATCGTCATAAAATCGGCGATAGCCTTGTGTGACACCGGCCGCATGGCCTTGACCGTGATCGGGGGAATGGTGAACGACAACTCGGGCAGCATGAATGTCACATAATTGGCCACAAGATTCTCGGGGGTCGCCTCTCCCTGATAATCCTCCCGATACCAGTTCCCCTTGTACCGGTCGATGATCTCACGGGTGCGGGCGGTGTGCTTTTTACGGAATTCCTCAGCGCGCTGAACCTCTTGCGACATCGCTTCGGGATCATGGGTGTCCAGTGGCATGTCTGAACAGCATATCCACTTGCGGCGGGAAACGTCAATGAATTCTTTCCTGGGCGGGAACTTCCAGGATGGTCACCCGGCTCTTATCCGAGTCAAACGACGCCGAAATCGACCGCTCCAGATTGCCCCGTTCGTTCCGTCGCCGCTCCCGCGCTGCCAGTCGACCAATAAAACTCCGATCCCGCTCACTCACTTTCCGCTGTCTTCTCAAAGCGGCAAGCACAGAGAGCTCTGACTCCTTCAGTCCAGTTCCAGGCTTCACAGCTTTCCAGAAATTGCGTCGTGTTTTCATATTAATTCCTTTCTTTGATTGTAGTACATTGTTGTGTTGCTGTTCACGAAAAACCAATAGGGCTTAGGAAAGATGCAGCCAGAAAGACCCCCACCGCAGGGAGTCCTTCGGCGATACCAATGAGGGATGAGGGATCGCACCAGCCCAGATTTCTCCGGGACGACCCAGCAACGCCGGCCTCGCCTTGCGGCAGGGGACGCGACACGCAGTTACTCCTTTTTTCACGGTGGGGTAGTGCGGCTGGCGCTCCCCATGCTTTCGCATTCCACTGGCGGGTTATAGCCAGGGATTTTCAGGTTGAGTTGGATCAACAATGCCGTTTCGCGCTGAAGCGCGGCGAACGGGTTGGGTGTTTCTCAACTGACCCCGTTCTCTGCCGGCCCCAATTATTGCTCCATGGGCCACTTCTGGAGTGTCGCCGGTCCTCAGACCGGGCTCGGTCATAAAATCCGCGTAAGCAAAAGTACTTAAGTGGTTTCGTTTGTCAAGCGCAGAAAAAACCCCCGGGTGTCCGGGGGGCGCGGAAATCTGACCAAGCGGGAGAATACTACCACACCGCCCAGGAATATCAAGGGGATTATCGCCCTTTCGGCTCGTCCGCCCCCTCCATCGCCGGTCCATCGCAGGGTGTGAACTTCGGGTTCGGGTTCTTCTTTTCACCTGTTGCATTCCGTGCAACAACTCGCTGGGCGCGAAGTACGCGGGCAATCTCGGACACGGTGAACTGAGCGGCAATGACCAGACGTTGCAATTCCAGGCTGTCATTGAACTTGCGATGGGCGTAGGCGGCGGGCCACGGAGCACGCCCGGCCTTCTTCAAAAGGGTGTGGCGGTTGATGGCCCACTCCTCTTGCCGGCCTGGTTCGCAGTAGTCCTCCAGCAGGAACGCCGCCGTTATCGCCAGGGACTTATCGGTATGCCCGTCATCGTGCGCCGCGTTGAACTTCTTGATGGCCATTGCATTGTGGCACTCCACGGCGATCATGGCGAACGCCTCCTGAACCTCTGGCGGAATGGGCGTCGATGGCGTCCGCTCCGCCTTGGCGGCCTCATGCGCCTTCCGGTTCGCAGAGGCGACTTTGCAAAGCCAGTTGAAGTCGCAGTTCTCGGGGGGCTTCATTCCGATAACGCTTTGGGCGAGGAGTTCGAGAGATTCCGTGAGATCGGCGATCCGGTTCTGCCGAACAAGGAGTTCCATGGCGTAGCCTTCCGCGGATTCCTTCTCGGCCTCCTGCATTTTCGTGATGATGGCTGCCTGCCGATCGTTCGCGGCCTTGAGCTTGCGGAGTGACTCGGCGTAAACATCGGTGTCTCCGGAAGCAAGCCCTCTCTGCGTCGTGGCCGACTCTGGTTCGGCCTTTCTAAGCTCAATGGCACCGGTGCCGTCGGCGCCTATTGCGCCCGAGACATGAATGCCTTTGGGGCAGATCATCTGAACCGCCCTCACGATTGCCTGAACGAGGTCTTGCATTTGGTCTCCTAAAGTTGTTCCGCCGCCACGATCTCCCGCATTTCGTCGGCCATCGGCTTGCCGACGCGGGGGAAGATTGGAGGCCGAAAACGTATTGCCTCTCCGATACACGCCTGACATACAATCCCGGTTTCCAACTCAATCCATGAACTGTCCCCGCTTGTACTACCTTGAGGGTTTATCTCCCACTTTGATGAAGTCGAATTCCAAAAATACCACCCATCCGGCCAGGTCAGTTCGGGAGTAGCTGGAGTGATCGAGCGAGCCATCTCCAATATCTCGCTCAACTGCAGCGCCTGCTCGTTTCGGGCTCGCGCTTCGTGTACGGAATGCGACTTACTCAGTCGCTGTCTTGAAATCTCGTAGTGCCGCTCGATGATTTTGATGAAATCTTGTAGTGTCATATCGAACTTCCTTTCATCGCGTCCCCAGTCTCCTGTTCCAAATTTTCTCAAGGACCGCCCGCTGCTTGTCAGTGAGCGTGTCCTTTGTCGCCTGGTGGGTCTGGAGATACACGCTGTCGAGGAAGTCGGTCTCCCACGCGGAGAGTCCATCTTCCAGAGCAAGCAGTTCCTCGATCATGCCGAGGTATTTCATGGCGCGGCCTTCTTGCGCTCCGCGCGCATCTCGAATTCATAGCACGGTATGCAGAGCGTGCGGCCGCCCCGCAGGCACCTCATCGCCTCCGGGGCGAATGGCCTCTTGCACTCTTCGCAGGCTTCTTCGGACTGCCCGCGTTGTGCAGGGCCGCTGCCACCGCCTGCTTTTGCGGGTGCCCCGCCTTCATCATTTCCACGATGTTGTGGGAGATCACGTCCCGGCTCTTTCCTGGGGTCAACGGCATTTTGAGTCTCCTTATTGGTGGGTTGTTGTGCTTCCATGGGAATAATCTACACCACGATTTGCCTCCCTCCAAATTGCGGTGCATAATTACCGCGTGAATTCCGACCTGGGCTTCATCCTGTCCGTGTGCCTAATCCTGGCGATCCTCCTGGCCGTGATCTTTTTCCTGGGGCGAATATGACCGACGAGGAAGTGGAAGAAGTGATGGATGGAATCCGGGAAACCGGGATCGCCGGGGTTGGGGTCTGGATCCACTGCCGGCCGACGCCAAGCAAGCCGCTGCTCCTGATGTCGGAAGCTCTGTGGTCGGAACTGTTCCAGCGGTACGGCAAGAACGTCCCAGAAGAACTCGGCTGCAGCGTTGCAGTTGTCTGCTGCATGCCAACTTGCGTCTGTTATTCGTCAATGAATTGAGGAACCCATGAGCAACCGCAGAGATTATCCGTTGACCGTCGCTTCCAAGGTGGCCGCCGAGATGGTGCTGGAGATCGCGCCCTACTGCGAGAAGTTGCAGGTGGCCGGGAGCGTCCGGCGCTGTAAACGGTATGTGGGCGACGTGGAGATTCTGTATGTTCCGTATTTTGCAAAGAAGAAGCGCGGTCTATTTCCGGGAGCCGATGTCGATGTCGATCTGGCGGAACCATTGCTGAATTCGTTGGTCGAAGCCAAAATTCTCTCGAAGCGCCTCAACGCCAAGGGCACTCCCATGTGGGGCGACAAGAACAAGTTCGCCGTCCATGTCGCCACCGGCATCCCGATCGACTTCTTCGCCACCACACTGGAAAACTGGTGGGTGTCGCTGGTTGTCCGCACGGGCAGCCGGGAGACGTGCATGAAGTTGACGAACGGCGCCAACAACCTCGGCCGCTCGCTCAAAGTATCCGGCTGCGGCGTCATGGATGAAAGAACCGACGAGATGCTGATCGCCCACAGCGAAGAGGATGTGTTCAGGTTCTGCGGTCAAAAGTACGTCGCGCCGGAATACCGATAGGGAAGGGATTCACCACCCCGGCGGCGGCCACGCCGGCCCCGTCAACTTCCGCTCCTGCTTGCCGCCCTTCGCGTGCTTGAAGACCTTCGCCCGCACCTGCTCCGGGTGCAGCGATTCCTCCATGATCTTCGCGTGCCCGAGCCTGTCGCCGAGCGTCCCCGGCCGGATGATCGGCCGTTTGTGCAGGTATTTCGGGAGTTCGATCCAGCCCGTCACCGCGTAGGCCGCACTCATCACGCAGTCGTCGAATCCGCCTGCCGGAGCGCCGGTTATCATCTGCAACCCGCCCGCGTCCGCAAGGTCCACGGCCTGGCTGCGCGGGTGGTACTCGTAGTCCTCCAACTCTGAGAGCAGCATCTTGTCCACGAACTGGACCACTGGTTTCCCCTTCTCGCCGGTCGGCCGGCCGAGCTTGTCCATCGTCATCGGCGCGATCGCCCATTGCAGGTTGGGAATGATGAGGTCGCCGTGATACCGATGGTGGCCGAGCAGGTCGCTCTTGCGGGTGTTGACGTGCTTCTCGTCGCTCTGCATGTACTGGTAGGTGTAGCCCCACTCGTCATGCAGCCGCCGCATGGTGGGCAAGCCGAACTGCCGCTCGCCGATCAACAGGGCCTCATTGAAGTACCATCCGAGCCACCACAGGACCTGCGCGAACTGGATGTCGCCCCAACGCCCCCGCGCCTGGGCTACCTGCCGGCGACGGCGCTGCGAGAGCACGCAGGCCGCGTCCCAGTCCCGATTCTCCAGACCCGCGCCGAAGTCCGCGCCGATGACGTAGTGATCGTCTGGATCATCAACATCTGGGTGCTCATAGATGGTGATCGTGCCGTTCCCGAACTTGCCGCCATTGCCGACAAACTCCAACTCCACGGCCAGACTGTCGTTGGGTCCGCGCCTTTTCGCACGCGGCAAGGGCCGGAAGAATCCGCTCACGCCCGCCGAGGTGAACGGCGCTGCCAGCCGCGACATGACCTCCAGGTTGGCCCCGTCGAACACCGGCGAGGCGTTCAGCGAGGCAAATCCGCCCTCCATGCGAACCTTCCGCTCGGCGGCCGAGGCGTTGAGCAGGGACGAGGCGTACCACTGGCTGTCCTGATCGCTGGCGGCCGACAGCGGGTTATCGGGTAGTCCGCCCTTGGGCCAGCAGAAGATAGTGGGGTGCGCCTGCGCCAGCATCGCCTCTTCCTCGTGGCCTTCCGTAACGGCAAGCCCAAGATTCTGGTGGTGCTCCAACCACGGCCGATACACGTCGTGGTACATCCACCGCTTTCCCTGGGTGGCCGTAGCGGCGATGATGAATCTCGTCTTCTTACGGCCTCGGCGCCGCATCACAAGTTCTCGCCAATGCTTGGGGTCGCACTCCTCGTCGATCACGCACAAGTCGATGGGCACACCTTGCAGCTTCTTCCAATCAGAGTCGTCCGAGAAGAGTTGCAGACAGCCGCCGTGCGGCCAGACGTAGCGGTGTGTCGGCGATTCCCGGTACGACCAGCC